GTTCCTCCTGTAACTGTTTCACCCTCTTGGAATGTGCCAGAAACACTTGAGAGTTCAAATGTACGAACAAAAGATTGTTTCTGTTCTATTACATCGATATCATCAACATCTGTATCGATCTTCTCATCAGAGTAAACAAACAGTTCACAAGTTAAATCGAATGTAGGTAATGCACCATTCTGATAAAATGGTGTTTCATGCTCGACAAACATGATCTGGAAGAGCTTGCTGGTAAGAGGAAAATAAACTAGATCTCCCTCTTTAGGCCGAACCCCCAAATCCAACCCTTCCCAAGCTCTCCGTGCCAGTGAGAACACAATCTGATCACGGACTTCCAGACCAAACTTTGAAATTAAATCACCTTCACCTTCAAATCCGTCTACCGATTTGATGAACATTTCGACTGAGTAAGCATCCTTATATTCAGAAATTGAGTCCTCACCTAAAACAGTATCAGTATTTACTAAAGTTCTAGGAATATAAGAAACATCATGTCCGTATATCTTGATTGATTCTTGTGTTAGTGAGTGTAATAATTCTTGTTCGTTTCTTGCATCAAATGTACGAAAGTACGAGTTTGTTGCCATAATACTATCCTACATAAAAGTTGTCAGGCAATTGATACCTCATTTGCGATTCTTCTTCTAGTTTCTCTACTTCCGTATTTCCATCATCGTAAATCTGTCTTCCATTCAATGTAGCACCGCCGGGCAATTGCATACCTTCATATTTTATAAGATTTGCACCCCATTGTTTTTTGAAAAGTGCAGTTGTATATTTTTTAAGAAATATATCATTGTACATTTCTGTGTAAGTTCCCCCATCGATTTTCTTGTAACATTGAAGTATTAACCAATCATCAATATCGACTGCCGAATCCCAATCCATATCTATGTAGACTTTATCTGTAAGTCTATTGAATCGAATTTGTCTGGTATTACTTCGTGAAAAGAAATCATCCATGAGATCTATGTATTGTCTGGATGTTGCATAATTTGAAAGACCTCCCATTCCTTTAAGGAGCCCAGGCAATGAATTCAAGTTAAATTGATATTCGATAGAGAACATATCATCTGAAGAAAGTTTTTCTGCACGAATCGGTAAAACATCTCTTATTCCAATTATCGAGTCATCTACTGTTAATGCCTTCGAATCGACATTTCCAAATACAACTGCGGTTGCTTGTGTTGCATGAACTGTTCCAGTTGCACCCGAATCTGATCCTGTTACTGTTTCTCCCGAAACGAATGTATTTGCAGAAGTGTTTGCAGCTCGTAATCCGTTTCCATCTTTATGTTCTTTAAATTTTAGTACAGTAGTGCTTGTTACTTCGTGTATCTTTGCAGTTGCGTTTGATGTTCCCCCTGTAATAGTTTCCTCAGCAGTAAATGTTCCAGAAGCTGCACTTGCAAATGTAAGAGTACTTGGTGCAACTTGTTCCTTTGCATAAAAAACTTCCGTTCCATCAAAATGATATTCTTGAAAAAACTGGATGGATTCTTGAATCATATCATCCATCTGTTCATCTGCAAGATTAACATCTATGACAGGCTTTCCTAATTTACGCAGACAATATTCTTTTAATTCGGTAGTTGATGCTGGTTGTGTTGCTGACATAGTTTATTATCCGTTGTTAATTTCGGCAGAAGGTTCAACTGTTATAAGTCCTTCTGCAAGTCTTTCTTTAACTGTTCCACCACTCTGTGTGTAAGTCAAACTATAATAGTATTTACCTTCTGCAAGTGCTGCTGTCTGAGTTGCAGTCAACGAAAAGGTACAATTTGAACCAGAAACAGAAGTTGTAAATGTTTGAAGAGTATTTGCGTAGGCGAAGTTCTTGATAATTCCGCCTGCAACTGTACCAGAGGAAATGGTTACAGATGAAGAAGATGAGTTTTCTGCACCAATAGTTTTTTCAAAGGTTGCCCCTTGATCTATCGTATAATTTTGAACTTTTTTCTTGAGTGATACTGCCATGTTCTTTCCGTAATGTTGATAATATTATCCATTGGTTTCATATTTATATTTATTATCTACGGAAAGAGAGAAATGGATCTTTATTTTTACCGACCTATTCTCTTATTACGAGGGTTTAGTAGGCCATGTAATGTCTGCAAATGTTTTTTTATCTTTTTGATCTTCTGGCAAATCTCTAAGTTTCTGTCGATATGTTTTATTTGCTGCTGACATTGTGGGAGAATCAGAAAAGCTCATCCAATCAGTTTCAGTAAGAAGTCTGTCTCTTTCTGCTCTAATTTGTTTCCATTCTTCTGCGAGTAAATGTGCTTCCTTTTTAGAATCATCTCCTGTAAGATGACTTCCATCTTTTTTATCATCAGACCATTTAATATTATATGATTTTCCTTCTACTAGAGAATCTATTACATATTCATGTAATTGTTCTAATCTGGTAAGTATATCTTCATCTCTACAATCAACAATAGTAAAATCTTCAGAAGGATAAGTTATAATTCCGTTTTCATCAGTAATAGTTTCTTCCCAAGCCCAATACTCAGGTTTAGACATACCTTTAGATATTCTTCTACAATCCCATTCCGTATCTGATATATGTTGAATTACATTTGATTTATGTGAAATGTACATATTTTATTCCTTAAACTCTTTATAAATTTCAAATTGATTCCAACCATCAGAATGATGTTGACCAGAACAAGAAACTTTATCGCCACGTTTTAAATATCTAGTAACTTGCATATGACTTTTAACATGAGTTCCAGATGTATTTGGTGGATGAATTCCGCACATAATGGTATCATTTATTCTAATTTGAGTTGTTCCACTCCCTTGATATTTTAAAGCTTGAAATTGAATTCTATATTCTCCTTCTATCAGACAAACCACATAATCATAAGCTATTGCAAAATATTTCTTCATATAACAAACAGTTTGACTTACACCTGCTTGGTTTCCTTTCCATATATCAAATACGATTCTAGTAGCATCAGCAACATTCTGCCATCCACTTCCTGTCTGTTTAAAAGAAAAGCACACCCTGTTACTCAAATCAGTCCTACTACCCTGCTCGAGCTGCTCTAATGTCTTTCCGTCTGGTGTAACGATCAAGTTCGTTTGTTCCATATTTCTATCGCCACCTACTAGCTCATGTGACCAAGGCGTTTCGATCTCTTGATAATGTGAACTGGTATGAATTGGGCTTTGTATTGCAAATCCTTGCTGCTGATGATAATGTGTTGCAGAACTGGTAACACATTTTAGTATGTAACTGCCAGGAGCAAGTCCTTTAACTCCTGCAATATAATTATATCCTGATGTACCAGAGGTAGTATCTAAAACTCCACTTGTAGAAAATGTTCCATTAAAATCTTTAAATCTAGATGCACCAGAAAAATGGGAACTTATATTAGCATCAGATAGAGGATAAAAATTTGCACCTCCATCTTTAGAAAGATTGAAAGTCATTGCATCTGTGCCTGCACTTGTATTCCCTGCAATCATAGATATTCCTGTACCAAAGAAAGGAATCTGTATTGTTTTTGTTCCATTGGCATTTGACATTGCCATGCGGAAACCGCCAATTTTGTCTTGTTCTCCTTTATTCAATGATGGAGCTCCAGAACTTTGATCATACCAAGCATCTCTAACACAAGTTACAAATCTATCCCCTTTTGCCCAACCTACACCTTCGGCTGCGTATGAAGCTCTTACTACTGTATCTGCATTGAGCATATAGTCTGCAATGATACACGCGTCATCTGGAATTGGTGGTTTCTTTGGTTGCCAAAAAGTTATTTCAGTCCATGCAGAATAAGTGTTTCCAGCAATATCTGCTAAAGCTATTCCATCTATTATTCCGTCAGGAGTAGCATCACCATTTCTTTTATGGTTGTAAACATGAGTACCATAAGGAAGATTTAATGCTATATTTCTTGATCCTTCTCCTGCACTTCCAGTTGAAAGAGTTATTCCAGAACCTATAAAAGAAAATTCAAAACCCTTACCATCACCGCCTGAAGTAATTGCTTGAGCACCAGATGTTGTATGATTTCCATAACCTCGACATGATGTCAATCCATCATCAAACACATAATTTAAATTATCTTCGGGTGAATCATTACCATTAATCATACTGTAATCTGCCAAACCTCCTTCTGTAGCTTCTCCTCCCGTATTGCCAGCACCATTTCCAAACTCTCTATAGTAGTAAGTCCTTGCTTCTTCTAAAAATGTAAGATTATCTGTTGCGTTTGCAGCAAAATTAACTATATCTTCATTTGTTCCTGCAATATTGTGTGCATCTGATACTGCGTTTGCAGCTGCTTTAATATTCTGTGC